TTGGTAGCACAGATAGTGAAGAGCCTTCAGAAGTAAATACAGATAGCCCAGTAGTATCATTTCCGGGCTATTAAAGAACTACTATGACTCGGACCGTTGTAGTTATAAAAAGGTAGCCCGGTTAGCTGGGCTTTCTTTTATTTTAAGGATATAAAAATGACAACACCGTGTAGTGGAACAATAAGTTTAGACAGTGTAAGAACTGAATTAGGGTTAAGCGGGCAAGTATCGTTAAATGATACTAACATTCGCAGTTTAGCACAAAAGCCATCAGGAACTGTGGATCTTCAAGATCTTCATTGTAAGAATAGACCGTATTGGTTCAACGCAGAAGTACCATTTGCTACAGGTTATAATACAAACAGATTAAACTTTGGAAGTCAAAATGTTACAGTGGGTGGTGATGTAAGGGTGCAGACAGCCACACAATGGATACCATTATACGGCAATATATTTACCGATCATTACAAAGTATTTGATAACAATGGTAGCACTTATGAAACAAAAACACATTATGCAAATACGTATGATAACATAGCGTGGGGTCGTTATTTCACATCCGCAATGGCTGGTCGCAAGATAACAAAAATTAGATATAAACTTCAACTCAGGGTTCGTAATGATACACCATCAACAGTAACACACGGGATATATACAGCGGCTGGATTATATCAGTCTGATGTATACGCTGACGCAAGAATAAAAGCAGAAACATGGGGACACCAGCACAGCACAGACGCAAACTTAATTCAGTTTTTCAACAATGCGCAAGTACCGTCTGTTACATTAGGGGCATTTGAAATAAAAACGATAGATTATGACAATACATTAGATATAACAGACTGCACTATCATTGGTAATAGTCGATATACTATATTTGTGCCGATGAATACAGGAATTGTGGGTATTAAATTTTATCAAACCTATCGAATAATTGAAATGGATTTTTACATTGAATAATAAGATAGCAAATCATGTATGATGGAAATGCTCTTGTAAAGAAGCCGCATACCAAGCAACATTTCACTGAACAGCAAATGGTGGAATTTTTAAGATGTTCTGATGCAATAACAGGACCATTATATTTTTTATCAAATTATTTACATATCCAGCACCCAACTAAGGGCAAGTTACTTTACCAACCGTATGACTATCAGAAAGAGTTAATTGATGTATACACATCTAACAGATTTAGCATCAACCTATTAAGTCGTCAAACTGGAAAAACCACAACAGCCGCAGGTTATTTATTATGGTATGCGATGTTTGTACCGGACAGCACAATTTTAATCGCCGCACACAAATATAGCGGTGTTCAAGAAATTATGCAACGAATTCGTTATGCTTATGAACTTTGCCCGGACTACATTCGAGCAGGTGCCACAAGTTACAACAAAGGCAGTATAGAATTCGATAATGGTTCTCGTATTGTAGCCCAAGCAACCACTGAAAATACCGGACGTGGTATGGCTATTACATTATTGTATTTGGACGAATTTGCTTTCGTTAGACCAAGCATAGCCAAAGAATTCTGGACGTCAATATCACCTACATTAAGCACAGGTGGTAAGGCGATTATCACAAGCACTCCTAACTCAGATGAAGATCAATTTGCGTTATTATGGAAAGGGGCAAATAAAACAGAAGATGAGTTCGGCAATCAAACACCATTAGGCATTAATGGATTCAAGGCGTATGAATGTAATTGGACACGTCATCCAGATAGAGATCAGCAATGGGCTGATGAAGAACTTGGGCGTATAGGTGAAGAACGATTTAAGCGTGAACACTTGAATTGCTTTATCATAAACGATGAAACGTTAATACCTGGCACCACGTTAGTTGACATGGATGGAATTGAACCTATTAGTAAAATAGGCCAAGTTAGATGGTATGGAAAACCAAAACCAGATAGAATATACACAGTAGCGTTAGATCCGAGTTTAGGCACAGGTGGTGACCCATCAGCCATTCAAGTTTTTGAAGCAAACACAACGACACAAATTGCTGAATGGAAGCATAATAAAACTGACATACCTACGCAGATCCGCATCCTTGTGGATATTATAACATATATAAATGACATAATAGATGACCCAACAAGTATATATTATAGTATTGAAAATAATAATATTGGTGAAGCCGCCTTAATAAGTTTAGAAGAGTTTGGTGAGCACAATATACCAGGAGTGATGCTCAGTGAGCCAAAACGAGCCGGCAATGTACGTAGATACCGGAAAGGGTTTGGTACAACTCATAAAACAAAAATTGAAGCCTGTGCTAAATTAAAAACATTAGTAACATCAAAACGCATGACGGTTAACAGCAAGAGCTTAATTTCAGAATTAAAGAACTTTGTGGCAACGGGCCAAAGTTTTGCGGCTAAGGTAGGTGAAACTGATGATTTAGTAATGGCTACGGTATTAAGCATTCGTATGTTCCAAATATTAAAAACATATCACAAAGAGCTATCATCCACAATTCAGGATTATACAGACGATAATTATGAAGCTCCTATGCCGTTTATAGTCATGATGAATTAAATGTTAAAATAGAATATGTAATTGAAAATGGATAAATAAAAATATGAAAACAGACAACACCTTACCAAACAAGCTATTTGATTTACTATTATCAAAAAATTTCAGTGTTAAAACATTAACAAGTACTGGTAAAGAACAAACAGATGTCGCATCAGCAGAAATGCTAAGTTTTGATTTTTTATCCGGCGATAAGAATTATGGTCCGGTTATATTATTATTAAATGATGACAAGGAGCTGGAAATATTTTATGGTGACACAATTGGTCGGTCAATGGACGCTGACGCAAAACAAGAATGGACTGAATTATTATACCAACTGCGTATAACTGCTAAAAGATTCATATACGGATTTAGCTTAAACAACATTAATAGACTTCGCCACACTGTAAAAGGGCGAGCGGCAATGAATGAGGGTACAATATTCGAAGGATATTATGGTACCAAAAAGACGAGTTATAATCCTCAAGGCACTGCTAAAATTATCATCAAACATTCCAAGTCCTTAGCTGAAGACGATAAACGCTATAGATATATCAATGCTATTTTTATTGAAAACGCAGATGGCGAACGTTTCAAGTTACCCTTTAAGACATTGCCAGGAGCTCGCGCAATGGCAAGGCACGTAACGGAAGGCGGCAACCCGTATGATATTTTTGGATTACATATTTCTGAGATGGTTGGTGATGTTAATACCTTACGTGGTTTTGTTCGTAGATCCAAAATGTTTGAAGAAGGGTCTGATGCAAGTCAATTAGCTGAAGTAGGCAAGAGCCATTACACTGGCATTAGGACTGCGTTAAAGCAAATTGCTGGAAAAAGGGGTTATCATACATATAAAGAAAGTTGGAATCCAGCAACAATTACAGAAACTGATATTGATTTAGATAGTATCAGAAAAGTGTTCACACATGAGACAATTAATCCCAGTGTAGAGCAAGCATTGCCATTAATAGCAAAACTTAATGACCAAAAACAAATGAAAGAAATTAATGAATTTGAAGAATGGGCAGAAGATGTCTCTTCCAATTTACTAACAATGGATGAAATTAATAAAATAAATGAATTTATGGCAGTAGAGCAACCAGTGGGTATCGATGCGTTAAATGTGTTAACACAATTGGAGGTTATTGAAAATGCATCACTAATTGATCAACTTACTAAGTTATCTCAAACAAACCCAGATGCTGATGCAAGAAGTACTGTTATGACGTGGATTGAAAATAATATGCCACAAATTGCAACTAAAATAATATATAAGGAAGAAGAAATGCAAACAGAAGATTTAGACAAAGACGGAAAAAAGGAGTTATACGCAGGACGGGAACAAGAATTAGATGATTTTACAACCCGCAATAGAGAGGTTCACGAAATGGATGAGTTATCATTATTACTAAAACAAACAACAGATCTCCTTACTGAACTAAAGTAACCTTGCCATTCACTGCACTAACTTAATAAAACGGTCTTTACCGTTTTATTTTTGGCTACCGAAATACTTGCAAATTACAGAATTTACTGTATAATAAAAAAATAAAGAAAAGTTTTATTTGGATAAATAAAGTTATGCGTTAAAGCAAGGGGCTTTTTCGTATTAGGCATTATAGCAAGGCACATTAATAGGAGATTTACAAAATGGCTTCATTAGCAGATATTCGCGCACGACTGGCAGAAAAAGCATCAAAATCAAAAAACAGCGGACCTTCAGATTCCGCAGTATACCCACATTGGAATATAGACGAGGAATCAACAGCAACATTACGTTTTCTTGAAGACGGGTTAGCAGACAATCCATTCTTCTGGGTTGAACGCAATATGTTCAAATTCCCATTCAACGGTATTAAAGCATCACAAAAGCACAGTGTTCAAGCATCAGACAAAACGGTTATCGTTCAAGCACCTTGTATGGAAATGTACAGTGGAAGCAAATGTGCTGTACTTGATGAAGTTCGCACATGGTTCAAAGATCCGGCATTAGAAGAAATGGGTCGTAAATATTGGAAAAAACGTTCTTATTTGTTTCAAGGTTTTGTTCGTCAAAACCCAATGACTGAAGATGTTACTCCAGAAAATCCAATTCGTAGATTCATCATCTCGCCACAAATTTTCACCTTACTGGAAAACAGTTTAATGGATCCAGATATTGAAGATTTGCCAACTGATCAAGACGCTGGTTTAGATTTCAGAGTAAACAAAACAGCAGGCAAAGGTGGTTTTTCAGACTACAGCACATCATCCTGGGCTCGTAAAGAGACAGCATTAACTGATGAAGAACGTGCCGCAATTGAAAAATATGGATTATATAATCTTGCGGACTTTTTACCAAAACAACCCGATGCGGAAACTCAACGGATTATAATGGAAATGTTCGAAGCATCAGTAGATGGCGAACCGTATGATGTTGAACGTTGGGGAATGTATTACACTCCATCAGGCATCAATCGCGTACAAAAGAGTGAAACATCTGCGCCAGCTGAAAAAGCTGTCGAGAAAGATGATTCAGCACCATTCGCAACTGACGATGATTCCCCAACGTCTAAAGTAACACAGAAAGTAACTCCAAAAGTAACAGCAGTTACTGAAGAAGTTGCTGAAGAGGTTGCTGACGAGCCCGTAGCTGAACCTGTTACTGAGCCTGCGGATAACAAAGCTCAAGATATCTTGAAAATGATTCGTTCGCGTCAGAAGTAAGCAAACCCCACTATGGTAAGGACTAATAATCCTTACCATTTTCAATTTCAATAAAAAGGAGAAGTCATGGCTACACGCCCATTTGATATGGATAAATAGAATAAAGGAGTAATTATGGACTTAATTTATTATGTTTATCAGTATATTAGAAATGACAGCACACCATATTATATAGGAAAAGGCAAAGGAACTCGCGCCTACAATGATCATGGAAAAGTCCCAGTACCAACAGATCATTCCAAAATTATTATATTAGAAGAAAATTTATCCGAAACAAACGCATTAAATAAAGAAATTTATTTAATAGCACAATATGGAAGGAAAGATTTAGACACTGGTATACTACTTAATAGAACAGACGGTGGTGAGGGGTTAATTAATCCAAGTGAAGAAACCAGACAACTTATGCGTGAGAATAACATAAATGGTATAACTGGTATGTTAGGAAAAAAACATACAGAAGAAACTAAACAAAAAATGAGTAAGTCTGCTAAAAAGAGAGGCTTTACCAAAGAACAAAGGCAAAAAATAGGAGACTCTCTGAGAGGGCGGAAAGAAAACCCAGAAGCTGGCAAGCGCAGAGGAAAAGCAATAAGTACGGCCAAGAAAGGTAAAACGAATGGCCATATAGGCATGAAACACTCTGAAGAAACTAAGCAAAAAATGAGAGCCGCTCAACAAAAACTAAACTATGAGCGTACAGATGAAACTAAACAAAAAATAAGAGATGCTCGTCAAAAACTAAACTATAAGCATACAGATGAAACTAAACAACGTATGTCTGAAATAATGAAAGAAAAGGCTAATAATATGACAGAAGAAGAAAGAAAAAAGAGGTTTGATCACAGTTCTGGAAGATCCTGGAAGTTGGTAAGTGGTAAACGTGTATGGTATGATAAGGAGAGAAAAATATGAACCGCCCTTTTGACGTTTCGAAGTTCAGGAAAGATGTAACAAAGTCCATAGCAGGATTATCAACAGGTTTTACAGATCCAACAGATTGGATATCAACTGGCAATTATGCTCTCAATTATCTCATTAGTGGAGACTTCAAACGAGGCATCCCGTTAGGCAAGGTAACTGTATTTGCAGGTGAGTCCGGTGCAGGCAAAAGTTATATTGCCGCCGGTAATATAATTAAAGATGCCCAAGACCAAGGCGTATATGTAATTTTAATTGATTCAGAAAATGCGTTAGATAAAGGTTGGGTTGAAGCATTAGATGTAGACACAAGTGAAGATAAGATGCTTAAATTATCAATGTGTATGATTGATGATGTCGCCAAAACAATATCATCCTTTATGAAAGATTACAAAGCAATGGCGGCAGAAGATCGACCAAAAGTATTATTTGTAATTGATTCACTTGGTATGTTATTAACCCCAACTGACGTCAAGCAATTTGAAGCTGGTGACATGAAAGGCGACCTTGGCCGTAAGCCTAAGGCATTAACATCGTTGGTTCGTAACACAGTTAACATGGTTGGCGCTTACAATGTTGGCATTGTTGCAACTAACCATACGTATGCATCACAAGATATGTTTGATCCTGATGATAAGATCAGTGGTGGTCAGGGCTTTATTTACGCATCCAGTATCGTAGTTGCAATGAAAAAAATGAAGCTCAAAGAAGATGAAGACGGGAATAAAATTACCGACGTAACTGGTATTAGAGCTGGATGTAAAGTAGTCAAGACCCGTTATGCCAAGCCATTTGAAGTAGTTCAAATTAAAATTCCGTATGCAACTGGTATGAATCCTTATAGTGGTATGTTTGATTTAGCTGAGAAGAAGAACCTTGTTGAAAAGGTAGGTAATCGTTATAAGCTAATTGACAATGACGGCAACGAAATTATGAAGTTTCGTAAGAAATGGGAAAAGAATGACGAGGGCTGTCTCGATGCATTAATGGATGTAATTTCCAAAGAAAACGACTTAGGGCTAAGTAACTTAGAAGATGAGGCCTTGCCAATTGACGATGTGTTAGAAGCAACAGACAATCTTCCAGATTAAGAAGCATAACAATAAAGGAGAATAAAATGAACGTAGAGATACACTTACAAGTATGGCACGAATTAAAAGAATATATATTAGGTGCTGACATAAGCACAGCCGCAGACGATTTTATTACTATATTAGTTGAACATGGCGCTGACCCAGTAGATATTCAAAAATTCGCACTTGATGATGAATTAAAATCAGCTTTGACGGAATACTTAGACGTAGAAGAGGAAGATGATGACTACGAATATGGCGATGACGAAGAATATGATGGTGATTACGCATAGGTGACTAAATGCTTAGATATAACCAAGTAGTATCTAATATATCGTTATTACCAAATTTCATCACATATTATGAAACTGAATTAGATAACGCAAAATTAGATTGTTCTATTAAAGGAAATATTGAGTTAAATCTCAGGGATTTGCCAGGAATCACAGAGCACCGGTTCGGGCAGTTACAGGAAGTGGAAGCGTTATTAAATTATTTAAATATTGAGCTTCGTAAGTTACGAAAAAAGCATTTCAAAATATATTTAGAAACGTATGCCCGGGCCCTAACCTCCCGTGATGCTGAAAAGTATGCGGATGCAGAAGATGAAGTTATTGATTTTGAAATAGTAGTAAATGCAGAGGCATTGTTACGGAGTAGATTTTTAGGCTTCACAAAAGGTCTTGAGTCCAAAGCATTCCAATTAAGTGCTATTACAAGATTACGAACAGCGGGATTAGAAGATGCAACTTTATAAAAAGGAAAATAAATGTTAACAAATGATATACAATTCAGTTCAGCAACAGATAGCCACAACCATTCGTTAGAAACATTAAATCACTTATATGAATATGATGATTTTATGATGTCTGTAGATTCGGTTTGTGATATTGGTTGCGGTTCGGAAGGCAAGGATTTAGAATGGTGGGCAACACGGACTACTCGTGATGATAACCCAGAACCATTAAATATTGACTGCGTTGGCGTTGATTTATTTCCAACAATGTCGTTAGCATCGCGTTATAAAAACATCGAATATTGGAGTCAAGATTTTGAACATTTATTGATGCCAGAAGATAAGAACTTTGATATTTTATGGTGTCACGCGGCTTTTCATTATGCTATAAATCCGTTAGGTACTCTTGCTAATTTTTACAAGGCATTATCACCTGGTGGAATGTTGGTAATTTCAGTACCGCAGACCACGAACATCGTTTACCACGAAACGGAGTATGATCAACGGGATGGTCAATTCTACAATCACACGTTAACAAGTCTAATTCATATGTTAGCAGTAAGTGGGTTTGATTGTAAATCTGGTTTCTTCAGAAAATTCCCTGAAGATCCTTGGATAAATGCTGTGGTATATAAAAGTGATATTTCCCCAATGGACCCTCGCACAACACGCTGGTATGATTTAGTTGATATGGAATTACTACCTGAATCAGCAGTTCGTGGAATCAACAAAGTAGGTTACCTCCGTCAGAAAGATCTCATTTTACCCTGGCTTGATAAAAGCTATATGGAATATTGCAAATAGGTTGCTCTTTTGAAACACCTATGCTATACTTGCTTTATTAAATAAGATAAGGTAATTAAAAATGGACACGCAAGGAACCGTGGAAACACAAGATCTTAATATCCCTCAATTAAAGTTCACAGTTGACGTGATGGCTATGGTTTTGGATAAACTAATCCAAGATGACATGGATCGGGATAAGGGTGGCTACCCTTTGCCAGTGGAAGAACAATCATCAACTGTTATTCAGCAAGCAATGCAAATCTTGCAATATGAATAGCAATGGGTCGCTGATATATTATTAGCAAATTGTAAGTCCTTGATTTATATAAAGAATAAAATACTAAAAATTAATCATTCGTTCACGTAAATCCTTGATATCATTGAGGAAGCACCATTTTTGCTTAAATCTTTTTAGTGGAATGAGTGTCATAAGCCCCAAGACTACCAAAACGGAGTTAAATTATGCCAGAATTACAGTTCAGTTCACAGCAAATCAAAGAATTAGCCCAAGCTCGTAGGGATTTATTGCGCCTTGAAGAAAAAAATGTCCCAACTCTGAAAAATAACTGATAAAAAGGTTGCTCTTTTAGATTTCTTATTGTATAATAGCTGTACAAATTAAGAAATGGAGTAATCTATGTCCAAAACCGTCAAAGAGCAGTTACAACTCAAAGCCAATGCCCGCAATATGGATTTTGAGGATTTCTTATACTACCACATCAAAGAGTTACAGCACCAACACGATTTCTGGGATGCTAAATCATATAAGCATATTCGTGGTGCCAAAATTCGTGCTCGTAACCTGTTGGGTAAACTGCGTGACGCTACTGCAGTTCAATTAACATTAACTTAGTCAAAAATAACACAGAAAAAGGTTGTCCTTTGTGATAATCAGTGTATAATGTATACATACACTAAGAAATTAACTAAAAAGGTAATACATATGACTCGCATGGTAAACATTGTAAACGGTAGTTATCGCGGTAAAACAGTAATAAATGAGCGTTTCGAATTAGTCAAAGATGTTGTTGTTGGCGCAAAAGGCACATTCATTACTGTAAAGCCAAATGCCACTGTAGGCAATGGTTGGGGTGATAAAATTCGTATTCGTGCTATCCCAGCTGATATTGTTTATTTGGATTCAGATGAAGTATCTCCTGGTATTCCAAAAGAGTCAGATGAGGAAGTGATGAGTCGTATTAGTGACCGCTTTGAAATATTACACGAAATGACCAAAGCCGCTGTATCTAATGATGTTAGAGCAATGATTGTTGTTGGTCCTCCGGGAATTGGTAAGAGTTACGGTGTTATTAAAGAACTCGAACATGCAAACTTGTTCAACAATGTAAAAAACATTGCTCCTTCTTATGAAATCGTAAAAGGTAATACCACTGCTATTGGCCTTTATACC